TAAAACTATATCTAAGCTAAAAGGAACTAAGAAAGGTAGAAAGAAGCTAGCTGCAGCGAATGCAAAGAAGAGAGCAGCAACAAGAAAAGGTAAACAGCATGCTAGTCATGGCTTACATAAAGGTAAGAACAGAACTGGAGCTAAGAAAAAAAAGAAATAAGATGAATAAAAGAGAAAAAGCAAGGAAGTGGTTTGCCCATAGAGGTATAAATCCAGATAACACATTTACTAATCCAGAAGATAGACAATTCTACAAGTTGGACTTTCCACCAATTCCAGTGGAATATGAGAATGCTCCTTCATTACAATGTCAAATAGATATTATTTCATTTTTATTTTATTCTCATGTAACTGTAATGTTCAATGACCCGTCAGGACAAGAGTGGAAATATGAAGGTGGTGCAGGAGGATTAGGTGTTGGAGATATCTCTGGAGAAGGTATACTTACTTATGGAGATTTAGATGTATTAACCAAAGCAACTACTTTTGAAGTATCTTTCATAAGTGCTGATGGTGGAGGTACTCAAGTATCTTGGGGATCTAGTGGTAATGCATTTGCTGCTGGCGTTGGTGAAGGCTTTGGAGTCTTTGGTGGCAGTGGTGGATGGTCAAAAGTAGGATAGTAAATGGCAAGAATACCTATATATCAAACTGACTGGACAAATATAACAGGTATTATCAATACAGTTACTATTGATGATGAAGGTAATAGAACCTCAACATGGACTGTTACTTATGCATTAACAATTGATAAGAATAGAATTACTGCAGTTGGTGAAGTTATAGATTTTGTAACCAATGCAAAAGTACCTAATGTTCGTGCTATATATTATGAAGGTCAAGGCTTTCCGTTATACACAACAGAAACATTAAGTACGTTACAAGGTTGGGTAAATGCAATTGATTGTGCAGATTTATGTACAGATTCTTAAAATAATAAATTATGGCAAAGAAAAAAGATCCAAGATTAGCAAGAGCAGGCGTTTCTGGTTATAATAAACCAAAGCGTACTCCAAGTCACCCTACTAAATCTCATGTTGTAGTAGCAAAAGTAGGGGATAAAATAAAAACAATACGTTTTGGACAACAAGGCGTAAGAGGAGCTGGTAAGAATCCTAAATCAGCAAAAGATAAAGCTAGAAAGAAATCATATTATGCTAGACATAATGCACAAGATTCAAGTCCTTCTAAACTTTCAGCAAGATACTGGTCACACAAAGTAAAATGGTAGGGGTTATTGTTGTATTTATATTACTCTGGGTATGGATTGCTCATGAGATAAAGCATGCACCTCTTATAGATGATGATACATATATGGAAAGAGATAAACAATGGTACATAGATCAGTATAATAGAAACAGATCTCACAAAGATCAAATACAAACTTGGGAGCAGTTTAAACAAAAAACAAAGCCCTATGGAAAACAAACCCTATAAACCATTACCAGACTATCTTACAATAGGTCCTTCAGATATACATGGTGCTGGGATCTTTGCAAAAGAAGACATACCTGCAGGAATAGATATGGGAATCACTCATGTCTATGATCCTGAGTTTCAACATGATTACATACGTACTCCACTAGGAGGATTTATAAATCATCATGAGAAACCAAACTGTGAATTAGTAGAAGATGATGTAGATTTTACATACAAGAAACTAAAAACTCTCCGTAAAATAGAAATGGGTGAAGAAATCACTCTCAAATACAGTTTATATAAATTTAAATAAATATTTTAGTCTTAAACTTTTTTTATTTAAACTATTTATGTATGTTTGTAAATAGTATTAATTTAAAAAACCAATTTAAAATGGCAAACAAGACTATCAAGCTGGATCCTAACGTAGATCCTAATCAAAAAGAACTTTCTAAAGAAGAAATGGCTCAACGTAGAGAAGAGATTACTAACTTCTACAAAGACAACATACCACATTTAACTGTTCAAGCAGAGTATGAAGCATTACTATGTGATATTGAAGAGTCTAGAGCAAAGAGAATGCAAGCTCAAATGTATTTAGCACAAGCATTTGCAGCCCAAAAAGAAGGAAATAATAATGTCAGCCCAAATTCTGATGAAGCAAAAGCTTTTAAAGAAGCAATGGAAAATGCTGCAAGTAAAGTAGAATAAATGAGAATTTTAAAAAGAGGTGATAAGAATCCTGATGTAATGAAGGTTCAACAAAAATTAGGATTAACACCAGATGGAGATTTTGGACCAATAACTGAGAAGCATGTTATTAGATTTCAACTTACAAATGGATTAACTCCTGATGGTATTGTTGGATCTGAAACTTGGTCATTGATGTTAAACTTTGGAACAAGACAAATGGATGCCATTGATGAAGATAATGATTTATCTAGTCAATATTTTAACACCCCTTATGATCAGATAATACACAAATATTATTTACCTGACGGTGAATATGTTAAAAGAAATAAAAGTAATCCGGTAGATAATAAATGGATATTTTTACACCATACAGCAGGTAATGCAAATCCATATGCTTGTGTAGATATGTGGGGTAGAGATACAAGAGGTAGAGTTGCTACAGAATTTATACTTGGTGGACAAAATCATAGAAACAATAGTGATGAATATGATGGTGTAATGGTACAAGCTTTTCCAGAAGGAAATCAAGGCTGGCATTTAGGTAAAACTAAATCAGGTATAATGAATAGAAATTCTGTAGGTATAGAAATATGCAATATGGGTTATCTAGATAATAACAGAAAAACTTATGTTGGATCTACTTGTCATGCTGATCAAATATGTGAGTTACCTGAAGCATTCAAAGGTAGATTATATTGGCATAACTATTCTGATAAACAACTCAAAGAGATTGATAAGTGGATTAGATGGGTAGGAGAAAGAGATGAGATAGATGTTAGAATAGGATTAAAACAGTATATCAAGAAGTATGGTCCTACAAAAGGTTTTGGATATCAAGAAGAGGCATGTCAAGGTAAAGTACAAGGTTTACTTACACATACTAATGTTAGAAATGATAAGATGGATTGCTATCCGCATCCAGGATTAGTGGATTTAATAATGAGTTTATAGTATGGCATTAGTTAAGAAAGTAGATTTAAAATTAAAAGTTGGTATGGATAAATGCATCATGTACCAAATTTTATCTTATTGTTTTTTCAAAGAAATAATTATAAGTAATTCTGATCTTAAATTTTTGATGGAACTTTCTAAAAGAAATGGAATAGAATTAACTAAGTTTTGTATAGAATTAGTTAGTAAAGATATCTTTAAGAGTCCACAATCAGCACGTAATGCTATTACAAAAGCTGCTAAGAAAGGATTAGTTATAAAAAATGGTACAAATAAAAAGACTATTTCTATTAGTTCTGATATTAATGTACAAGCAGAAGGGTTAGTATTACTAGATTATAAAATATTAGGTAATGAATCCCAAGAAGCATAAGGTATTTAAAGAAGGTATAGCAGAAGAGGTGGGTGTCCATCAATCTGTTGTAGATGATTTTATTTCTTTTTATTATGCAAAGCTTAGAAATAAGTTATCTAATTTAGAATATCCTAGAGTTCAAGTAGATGGTCTAGGAACATTTGTTTTAAGAAAATCTAAATTAGAAAAAGCTATTAAAAAAAATAAAAGTATGTTAGGTAACATTGCTAAAAGAACATATAATGGTTTTGCTAAAAGTGAAGATATAAACCGTAATATAGAGCAAATGGAAAAGGCTATGCTAGAGATAGAAGATAATATAAAAGCTAAAAAGGAGTTTAAGAAAAACAAAAATGGCAAGTAAAATAAAACAATTATTAGGTGCATTTAAAAATCTTGATCAGATTGCAGAAGGATTATCTAACAATGTTTTTAAAAAAGAGCATGTTGAAGCTGTAGCAACAGACAGGTTTCAAGTGTGTGTAAGTTGCTCACTGTTTGATGCATTTGGTAAAGATTGTTTAGCTCCAGGAACTCAACCATGTTGTTCAGATTGTGGTTGTAGTTTAGCTTTTAAAGTTAGATCTTTATCATCTGAGTGTCCAAAAGGTTTTTGGAAAGCTTATGTTGATGAGGAAACAGAAATAAAAATAAACCAACAAATAGAAGAAAATGCACAGTAAAGAATTAATAAATGATAATACAGATATTACAGCTGAATTAGTTGTAGTATGGTGTACAACAGATACACACAATTTAATAACTGAATGTAATGGCAGTAGTATTTAAAGAAGAAGGACATGTTTATGAGAGCATTGACCAAGATAATATAACTTGGACAAGTGTAACAGGTCTTGTAGGTAAATTTAAACCAAAGTTTGACAGAGATGGTCAGGCTAAAAAATCATCTAAGAACAAAAGATCTAAGTGGTATGGTATGTCACCAAAAGATATTATAGCTGCTTGGGATGGTGAAACACAAAGAGCTATTAACCTAGGTAATTTTTATCATAATCAAAGAGAAGCTGATATGATGGAATTTAAAACTATAGAGAGATATGGTACAGAAGTACCTATAATAAAACCTATAGTAGATAACAATGGCATAAAGATAGCACCCAAACAAAAACTAGAAGAAGGAGTATATCCTGAACATTTAGTATATTTAAAATCTGTAGGTATATGTGGTCAAGCTGATTTAGTAGAGATAGTAAATGGGTACATAAATATTACAGATTATAAGACAAATAAAGAAATAAAAGAAAAAGGATTTACTAATTGGGAAGGTATAACAAATAAAATGTTTAGACCTGTAAATCATTTAGATGATTGTAATTTAAATCATTATAACTTACAACTCAGTATTTATGCGTATATTATTAAAAAGCATAACCCTAAACTTAAGATAGGTAAACTAGTTATTCAACATGTTAAGTTTAAACAAATAGGAGAAGATAAAAATGGATATCCCATTAATGAACATATTGATGGAGAACCAGTATTAGAAGAAATAAAAATGTATGAACTACCATATCTAAAAGATGAAGTAAGATCATTGATGATGTGGAAAAAAGATAACCAATGAAATTAAAAGAATTTACAGCAGCTGTACCAATACAATCATCAACATCAAAAATACCAACTGATTTTCAGTTCTATATGACCAAGGTAACTTTAGATCTTAATGATGTAGCATACTTTAAACAGTACTTTCATTATGGAAGAGAGGCTTTCCAAGATGACTATACTGAAGTATTAATGAAAGGTGCAGAGAAACCTATAGTATTACAAATAGGTTATGAAGAATTTAAAAATGAGATATCATGATAGTAAGATTATTTGATGTACAGAATCAAACATTAGTAGTAACAGAGCATTGTTATGCATTACCTTTTTTAAAAAAGATAATGGATAAATATCCTGATACACATATGCAGGTATATCAATATGTATTCTATATGACATGTCCTGATCCAGACATCAATCCATTCTTTAATCTACCTGAACATGAAAAGGAAGATATAATTATAGAAGAAATAAATTTAGAAGAATCACCAGAGGATGGACCAATAAGATATGCTATGGACATGTGTAAAAAATTATATGAAACACCAACATATAGAGCATATGTAGGTATTAAATCTATGTTAGATAGATTGGCTAAGTATATGGAGGTTACTGCAATAGAGCATGGTAGAGATGGTAACATGAATTCTATGATAAATGCTGCAGCTAAGTTTGAGCAAATTAGACAATCTTACAAGGGTGCATTTTTAGATATGAAGCAAGAACAAGAAAGCTCTGTGCGTGGTGGTGCAGGATTAGCTTATGACCAATTATAAAAATTAAATCAACAAATATGGCTAGAAAAGTAATACCGGTAGGTAATAAACTATTATTAAAAAAAACTAAACAAGCAACAAAAACTGCAGGAGGAATTATTATTCCTGAAATAGCACAAAAGAAAGAATACAAAGGAACTGTTGTAGGAGTAGGTGCTGAAGTTAAAGAAATAAAAGTTGGAGATATAGTTCAATATGCTGATTATGCAATGCCAACACCAATGGAACATGAAGGAGAAGAACATTTATTAGTTCAAGCTGGTGATGTATTTGCAATAATTAGAGATGAGTAGAACTATACCTACATATGATAACAATAAATGGACAACCACTGAATTTAAAAATGATCTAGAATTCAGAGAGTTTATAGAGTCTATCTTTAGTGAACCTGGAGAATATGGGTTTACTGAGATGTCTAGTAAATTCAATGAAGAAGCTAAAAGATTTAATAAAGAAGGGGTATACTGCACAAGTCCGTTTAGATCCAAAGATTTTACTACATATTGGAATGATCAAAAAGATAAATGTAGAAATGGTGTTATATACATTGATAAAGACAAGACCTGGTATATAACTAGAGATTATTATATGTGGTTAAACTTTCTTCCTATATTTGATAAAGAAGAAAAAAAATATGGGTTTGCAAAAGTAAGAGATGCACAATACCATATGGCATTATATGAATGGTTAGCTGAGTTAAATAATCAGCATGCTGCTATACTTAAAAAACGTCAGATAGCATCATCATACTTTCATATGGCTAAAATAATTAATACATACTGGTTTGAAGAAGGTAGCACATGTAAAATTGGTGCATCACTAAAAGACTTTATTAATGATAAAGGATCTTGGAAGTTTTTAGAAGAATATAAAATTTTTTTAAATGAACATACTGCCTGGTATAGACCAAGTAACCCTGAGAAAGTTTTATTATGGCAACAACAAATAGAAGTTAAAGTTGGTAATAGAAAAACAGCTAGAGGATTAAAATCTAAAATACAAGGTGGATCCTTTGAAAAGAACGCTACAACTGGAGTTGGTGGACCTTGTACTTATTTCTTTCATGAAGAGGCAGGAATTGCTCCTAAAATGGCTGAGACGTATGAATACTTACGTCCTGCAATGTCATCTGGAATGATGACTACAGGTATGTTTATAGCAGCAGGATCTGTGGGAGATTTAGATCAGTGTAAGCCATTAAAGGATATGATACTAAATCCTGAATCAAATGATATATATGCTGTAGAAACAGACTTAATGGATGCTGACGGAACAATTGCTAAAGCAGGTTTATTTATACCAGAGCAATGGTCAATGCCTCCATATATAGATCCTTTTGGTAATTCACAAATAGAAGAAGCAAAAGAAGCAATAATAAAAGAAAGAGAAAGATGGAAGTCAGAATTAAATGGTGAGCAATATCAGTTAAGGATATCTCAGAAACCAATGAATATTTCAGAAGCTTTTGCATATAGAAAAGCATCTATATTTCCACAAGGTATACTAAGTAAGCAACTAAAAAAGGTAGAAGAAAAAGAATACCCATATGAGCTTATTGAGTTAGAAAGAGAACAAGAAGGTATTATAGCAAAGAGAACTAAAAAACTTCCTATTAGTGAGTTTCCTGTAAATAAAAAACAACATGATAAGACAGGTACTATTGTAGTATGGGAAAGACCAGCAAGTAAGAAACCAGAATTTGGTGCATACTATGCATCTATTGACCCTGTATCAGAAGGAAAGACTACAACATCAGATTCATTGTGTAGTATATTTGTATATAAGAATGCAGTAGAAGTAATTAGAACCACAGAAGCAGGTGATACTGAACAGTTTATAGAAAAAGATAAAATAGTAGCAGCTTGGTGTGGTAGGTTTGATGATATAAATAAAACACATGAGAGATTAGAATTATTGATAGAATGGTATAATGCATGGACGTTAGTTGAAAATAATATTTCATTATTTATTCAACACATGATTGCAAGAAAGAAACAAAGATATCTTGTACCAAAACAACAGATATTATTTTTAAAAGATTTAGGATCTAATAGAACTGTATATCAAGAGTATGGTTGGAAGAATACAGGAACACTATTTAAAAGCCATCTTATATCTTATGCAATAGAATTTATAAGAGAAGTAATTGATGAGGATTTAGATGATAGTGGTAATGTAATGAATCAAACTTTAGGAGTAGAAAGAATACCAGATCCTATGCTATTAAAAGAAATGTTAGCTTACTATCCAGGACTAAACGTGGATAGACTAGTTGCCTTTG